GCACAAGAGGGTGGATTGTCGATTGTGTCCGAGGAAAATATATTCAATACGGGTGTTGCCATTGTCGAGAATATGTCACTTGGCAAGGCGGAAGCGTACTGGACTAAGCCTGAAGGTGGCCAGCCGCCTAAGCGCGATCCGAACGAGATTGAGGCGGAGACCATTGTCGCTAAGGAAGAGGTTAAGGCTAAGGCAGCGTATGAAGGTAAGTTGAAATCACTCGAATATGAATGGGATATAGGCAAGCGGCGTATTGAGATGGAGGCCATGCTTGGCTTGCTTGGGGAAGGGCAGGACATAGGCAATTATTCACCGGGCGGGGATGTAGGCGTATGAGTGAAGCTGACGACGCGAAAGCTGCCTACACGCGGTTTATAGGCCCTGCCATTGATGCTATTGCGACCGATGTAACTAAGCGGATGATGAAGATCGCTGTGGATGCACCTAGCAAAGAGGGTGAGATTAAGTGGATGGCGATGACGCTGTCCAATTTGCATGCCGTGCAATCGCATATCGGTTTGATTATCGCGGATGGCGCGATAGAACAAAGCCAGCGCGAACATGCGGCTATGATTGCCAAAATGTCGCCTGAACGAAAAAAGATATTGGGGATTATATGACATATACGTTAGACGATATAATCGTTAATCAGATAGATGACGAAAATGATTGCTGCGCTTGGGAGTTAATACTTGAGACTGACAATGGCGCTTTGTCCGGTAAAACTATGGTGACAAAGCAGTTAATTGACAGGTCTGTACATAAAGAAGCATTTATCAATCAAGAGCTTGGCTTCATGATGGCTGAATTATTGCGGAAAGCCAATGCCCGATAACTGCATTCGCGTTGTTGGTGAGTACATGAATATCAAAGTCCCGTTGCGGTGCGGACCCGGCACAGCGGACACTATCGAATTAAAGCGCATTGCCGATGATATGGCGCGCAAAGAGTTTAACAAGAAGCTTAGATCGAAAAGACTAGGCATCATTTAATTTGCGCCAATGCGCTTATGCCCCGCCGTGGCTAACGGTATTTAGGAAACGTGAATGGCCCAGCTAGACGATGTACTAGCACCCGTTGACGCGCCTGTTGATGAGACAGCCGTGGACGCGAGTGTTGCGGAAACGCTTGATTACGACAGCGATGAAACAAATGATGATGAAGAAATTGAGGATGAAGAGGTTGCTGAAGAACAGGTAGTTGAAGAACTGCCTCCCATCGAAGCGCCTGTTAGCCTTGATGCTAAAGCTAAGGAATTGTTCGCCGCATTGCCCCGTGAGGCGCAAGAGGTATTTGGCAATCGAATTGCTGAACAAGACCGGAAAATCCGCGACGTGGGGACGCAATTATCGCAAACCCGCGACAAGGTATATGCGGAGGCAAATAACGCTCTTGCTGAAAGGTACGAGCAAAACTCGGCAGTACTGGAGCAATACGCGCAGGCAATTGTGGGGCAGGCTCCAGACCCTCGTTTGTTGTACAGTAGTAACCCTGAAGAGGTGGCGTATTATCATCGCGCCAAATATGAGCATGAACAGTCACTAGCCCAGCTTCAAAATATGCACCTAGTGGCGCAACAAAGCACCGAACAAGCCGCGCTTTTAAGACAGCAAGCTGGAAAGCAAGGAGCTATTGAAGCGTGGTATGCAGCATCACAAGACAATCCAGATTGGTTCGATCCATCAACGCTAAACCTCAAGCCTGAAATTCAGGAAGAAATTGAGTCCATTGGCAGAGAACTCGGCATCCCAATAGATTTGCGTGTAGAATTTAGTGAGCAAGGTTTCGGCTTTGGTGAACTTGATAGCAGCGACATTAAAGCCCTAACGGCGGTGATGAATATCGCCAATGAACGGGAAGCTTTTAAGGCCAAGGCTGACAAGTGGGACCAATACCAATCTAGTAAAATGGCGGGCGTTCGCGCTGCCAAAACAGCACCAAAACTAACTCAACCGGGTATCGCTGGAAAGCCGCAAGGCGAGAAAAGCGCGCTCGATCTCTTATATCCTGACGATTAAAGGAATTAAATATGGCCACAGTTGGCAACAGTTACCTTGACCTTGTAGACATCTACAAGCGCGAGGATTCATCGCGTAAAATCACGCCTGTGATTGAGGCGCTACATAGCCTAAACCCCTTGATGCAAGACGCCTATTTGGAAGAATGCAACGAAGGCACGCGGCATTTGCACACAATTCGCACTGGCTTGCCTAGTGTTGTTTGGGGGCAGTTTTACAAAGGCATCGCACAATCCAAGTCGATCACGCAACAGGTGCATGACACGACTGGTTTTTTGGAGGGGCGTTCAACGGTTGCAACTAACCTTTTGGACACCAAAAAGAACGCCAAACAGGTCCGTATGAGTGAAGCGGAGCCGTTTCTGGAATCTATCGCACAAGAGGCACAACGTGCGTTCTTTTACAGCGATAGCACGGTAACGCCGGAGGCCCCTAAAGGCTTGGCGGCGCGTTACTCGACTTTGGTTGGTGGAGGCCCTTCGGATTTGGTTATTGACGGCGGCGGCGTTGGTACTGACAACACTTCGATCTGGTTTGTTACCCACGGTCGCGGCAAGACTTCGATCATTTATCCCGAAGGCACTACGGCTGGCGTTAGCCGCGAAGACAAGGGAGAGCATTTGATTGATGATGTTGTCAACGGCGGTCAATATTTTGCTAAGATTGAAGACTTCAAGCAACACTTTGGTGTTGCGGTTGGTGACTGGCGTTACAATTCGCGAGTTTGCAACATTGACGCTTCAAATGCCTTGGCGGGTAGTGTGCCGCTTTACGATCTAATGGCGTCAGCTTATTATCGCATGCAAAAGCGCCGCAATAACGGCCTCAAAAATGGCGGCATGGTGAGCGGCGGTCAAACCGTTATCTATGCAAACCGCACTATAATCGAGGCGCTTGACAAGCTGGCGCGTAACGCCGGGGCAACCGATAATTTCATTCGCCTTACGGTAGATGAAGTTGCGGGTAAGGAAATCATGACGTGGCGCGGTTTGCCAATTCGTGAGGTCGATGCACTTATCAATAACGAAGCCCGCGTGGTTTAAGGAGTAAAGAATATGCTATTTTCAGCACAAGAGATGTTTTCGAGTAAGCAGGCCGTCACCGCGACGGCAGTGTCAACTAATGTCCTAGATTTGGGCGTGACCGGCACTACACCGGGCGGTACTGCGCCGCTCAAGTGGGATGCTGGCAAGGGTACTGTAGTTCCTATCTGGGTAGGTGCTAACGTGGCTTTCGCGGGTTTGACCTCAATTGCCATTTCAGTTGAAACGGACGACAACGAGGCGTTTACCAGCGCCAAGATTGTCTTTACGTCACCTGTTTACACATTGGCACAATTGGTTCCTGCGACTGGCAATTTGCTGCCCAATTCCATCCCTATCGGCACAAATGAACGCTATGTTCGCCTGCGCTATACTGTGGTGGGCGTAGGTACGGCTGGCCAGATCACGGCTGGCGTTAACCTTGGCAACCAAACCAACTAAGGAATTGGCGATGGATAAGAGATACACATCGCCGCGTCCTGTATATGTCGGGGGGGTTTACTACCCTCCCGGCGTATCATTCGCAACGGATGCTGCCCCTAGCCATGATTGGCTGGAGGCTGGCAGGGGCAAATTAACCTTGCCTGAAACTGAAATTACAAAACAACTTGATGTCCGCAACCGGATTGAAAACCCAAAAGGCGGGTACGCGCCTATCGGCAAGAAGGTTAAGTAAATGGTCACACTTGCACTATCAATCGGGCTAACCGAGCCTATTGGCGAATGGTCAACGCTCGTCAATACGATCAAGACATGGTGCAATCGCGACGATTGGTCTGACGTGCAGGTTACGGAGTTTATCGCCATTGCGGAGGCGCGGTTCAATCGGGTGCTGCGCGTACCCGATATGGAGGAAGTGTCGACCAATACGCTTGTGGCGGGTAATAATGACTTGCCTTTAGACTTTCTTTCGATGCGGGCAATCCATACCGCCGATTGCGCTTTGTCGGCAATGTCCCCGGTGCAGCTTGTGCAGGAATACGGCGCGGCGGTCGGTGCGCCAGCG